TGGTAAGGTATCAGAACTAATGGCTAGTAAAAATAAAAATCTTGCAGAACTTTTAGACGCAAACGGTGATGTTCTATTATCTAATCTAGATAATGTTGTAATCCCCTCTGTTGGGCCTACAGAAGTTTCAGACCAACCTAACACATCTACTGGTGGATTCAGTCTTCCTGCTGGAACAACTGCACAACGCCCAGGCACTCCAGACACAGGAGAAACAAGATACAATTCTGACTCTGGTTCAATTGAGTTCTATGATGGGGTAACTTGGGTTGCCACGAACTTGATTCCTACAATTGATTCTATTTCTGGAACAATATATGATGGACTTGCAACTGATTTAACTCTTTCTCTGACTAATGCAACAGATAGTATTGATGTATTATTCAAAGAAGGTGCAACAACTATTGCAACTGTTAATGATGTATCGGTAACATCTGGTTCTGCAACTGTTACTGTTCCTGCTGCTGTCTATGGACAGACTGCCGGTGATACAATTACAATTATTGTAAACAATGCTGATGGAACACCATCTTCTAATTCACAAACCAAAACTGTTTCTGGCGTTCCTAGCGGCGGTTCAATTTCAAATTCTGGAAGTTATAGAATCCACTATTTTGGCACTACTGATAACTTTGTAGTTCCTTCTGGATTAACTCTTTCTAATGTTGAATATATTGTTGTTGCTGGCGGTGGCGGCGGCGGCGGTGGTTATACCTCTGCCGCTGGCGATGTTGGCGGTGGCGGCGGTGCTGGTGGTTATCGTTCATCTGTAACTGGTGAATCTTCTGGTCGAGGGTCTTCCCCAGAATCTAAAATGACTATTTCTGCTGGGACATATCAAGCGGTTGTTGGTGCAGGCGGACTTGGTGCTGCTGTCGATGGGGCGAATGGCGGTAATAGTTCATTCAATGGTATCACATCAATTGGCGGCGGTTCTGGTGGTTTCTCTACTTGGAGATATGTAAATGTCTATGGCGGCACAGGCACTAACTATGGTGCATACAGTGGCGGTGCTGGCGGTTGTGGAGGCGGAGGCGCTTCCAATGGAATCGCTGGAACTGGAACTAGTGGACAAGGTTATGACGGTGGCGGTAATCCAAGTGGTGGTCTTTCAACTGCTGGTGCCGGTGGTGGTGCTGGTAGTGCAGGAGCTGATCAAGTTAATAATAGTGGTGGAGGAAGTGGAGTAACTTCTAGTATTTCTGGTTCTTCTTATACATATTCATCTGGTGGTAATGCTGCATCTGCTAATTCGGGAACAAACTCTGGCGATGGCGGAGGTGGTTCTACTGCTGATGCTAGTAACAACGGTAATGGTGCTGATGGTGTTGTTATTATTAGATATGTTTTGCCATAAGGAGATATGTAAATGAGTTATTTCGCAAAAGTATTAGATGGACAAGTAAAACAGACTATTGTTGCAACAAGAGAATATATGGATAATCGTTTTGTTGATGATTCGCCAGGACATTGGATTGAATATTTCAATGATGGTGGTTCTCGTGTAAACCCAGCATCAATCGGTGGAACATATAATAGTGAACATGATGTGTTTATTAACCCAAAACCATATGAATCTTGGATACTAAATGAAACTACATGGGAATGGGAATGTCCAGTTGCACTTCCAGAGGATGGTCTTGAAGTTCCATACATTTGGAATGAAGAAACCCAAACATGGGACGCAGTATAGTCTGAATAAATATGATTAAGAAATTTAAAGGTAGAAACTAATGGCATATATTGGAGCAGAACCGTCCTACGGTGTATTTGAAAGACAGGTGATTACTGGTGATGGGTCAACCACACAGTATGCACTTGACCATACAGTTGCGTCACCAACTCAGTTGTTGGTGGTATTGGGTGGTATTGTCCAAGAGCCTGAGTATTCTTACTCGACTTCAACAACCAATGGTGTCTCATACATTAACTTCTCAGAAGCACCAGATGCTGCTGATAGAGGTTCTATTGTATACATGGGTAGGCAGTTACTTACTGCTGCCGCAACGAATTCAAATACTCATATTGATGAGTTTAATGGTGATGGTTCTACAGTTGCCTTTACTCTAACAGAAGTTCCTGCCTCTAATACTGCTGAGAACTTCATGGTATTTGTTGATAATGTTTATCAGAGACTTGGTGCATCTTATGCTTACACAGTTGCTGGTTCTACATTGACATTTACTGCTGCTCCTTCAAGTGGAACAAATAACATTCAAGTTATTCAATTGAATGGAGTGAACACACTAAATACTGTTGCAGATGGAAGTATTACAACTGCAAAAATTCAAAATTCTGCGGTGACAAGAACGAAACTAGACTTTGACCCAGAAGACGATGCAACTGCACTTGCGATTGCTTTAGGATAACATAGGAAAATAAAATGGCGAACACTTTCAAAAATGCGGCCCTTGCTAATGTAAATGATAGTGCATATGACACTCTTTACACTGCACCGGCTTCAACACAGGTAGTTGTTCTTGGACTTGCCATCGCTAATAAATCAAGTAGTGCGGTGACAGTCAAAGTTCAGTTCGGTGACACATCGGCAACAACTACACACCAATTACTAGAAGATGTAAGTATTCCAGCGAATACTACATTGGAAACACTTGCTGGACAGAAATATATTCTGGAAGCAACTGACACATTAAAGGTTCAAGCTGGAACCGCATCTGCACTAGATGTTGTTTTGGGAATTATGGAAAAATCATAAGGGTAATATAGAATGCCGTTCATAGGAAAAAATCCAACCTCTGGTTTCTCAACAATCGTCAAAGATGATTTGACACCAGACGGTTCAACCACTGCTTTTACTCTCAGTAAAAATGTTGCATCTGCAAACGATATTGCAGTGTTCGTAGGTAATGTTCGCCAAGAACCTACTGACGCTTATTCTGTTTCGGGAACAACTCTGACAATGACTGCGGCTCCTGCTAGTGGTTTGAACTTTTATGTTCTGCATATTGCTGGAACTCTAGAGAGTTCGGTTATTCCTGCTGATGGAACAATTAGTTCTACAAAACTTCAATCAAATCTTTCACTTAGTGGCGACTTAACCGTAGACACAAATACACTAAAGGTTGATGCAACAAATAATAGAGTTGGTGTAAACGAAGCATCCCCTTCTCACCCACTACATATTCAAGCAAGTGCTGCTGGGGAAACTACTATGAAAGTAGAGTCGAACCAAGCTGGTGCAATGAATGTTGCATTTGATGTTGATACTGATAGAGACTTAGTATTGCAAATGCAAGAGGCAGGGACGACTCGTTGGGATTTCTTGATGAATGGTTCTAGTGGAACGAATCCATTAATAATAAGAAATCAATCTGGCACCACAACTCAAAAATTCACGCAAGAAGGTTATGTAACTAAACCAGCTCAACCAGGCTTTAATGCTTCTTCCGGCAGTTCCCAACATATAACAACCTCTGGCACCGTCATATTCGGTGATGAAAGTGGTGCTCCAAATTTTGACACTTCTGGAAATTACAACACATCAAATGGAAGATTTACTGCCCCTGTATCTGGTGTATATCTGATTAGTATTTCTGTATACAAAGAATTAAACCAAACTATGGATGTTAATGTTAGAATAAATGGCACTATTTGGGGGGAGGTTCGTAACTTTACTGGAAACGGAAACCATGAGGAATTTAATAACACATGGATTTGGTATCTAAATGTTAATGATTATGTCGATGTATATAACGAACAACCATACTTACACTTAAACACTACCATGTCTCAGTTTTCAGCAGCATTGTTAGGATAATTAGGAGAAAATAATGGCGGATATTACCGTAACACTTACAGACTCAGAAATAAAATGTCTAGAGTATTGTGCAACTTCAGTTCAAGAGTGGGCTGAAAACGCTTTACAAAATCGTGCAAATGTTGCTAAAAAAGAAATTCTTGCAAAACTTCTTTCACATTGTAATGCAGAGAATATTACAATGGCAACTGGTGAAGATGCACAGATTACCCAAGCATTTGATTTGGGAGTAGTTAAAACTGCAACTCAAAGAAATGCAGATATTCTTGCTGGATATGCATCAGAATAAATAGAAGAGATTAATAGGAAAGAAAACGCATGGCACTCTCAAAGATTCAAACAGGATTTATTCCAGAAGTTGCAGCATCAGACCTTGCATCTACTTTGGATTTAAGTTCTAATACAGTAACTCTACCAGATGATGTTGATGCGCCAGTTACACTATTACACACTGGAACATATAGTGGTTCTGCAACAGATATTAGATGGGATTTGGACAACACAAATTACAGAGTTTTTGAGGTATATTTTGATGATATTGTTACATCATCTGATGCAATACTTAGTATGAATTATGCAAATGCAAATAATGGCGAACCATTTGGTTGGTATGGTGGTGTTTATTCAATTGGAGAATCTAATACTGGTGGAAGTCATGGGGCGTTTTCAAATCAAAACGAATGTTGGTTGACAGATGAAGTTATATCATCTGTTCTTGGTGTCTACCACTTTTCTGGAAAAATTGTTCTTCAACCAAACGCAGCAAGAGCTAGAATCACTTGGCACATGGTAGGAAGGGTTGGAACAGGCGCAAATAGTTGGATGGGTGGCGCTTTAACTACCGACAGCACTAATGCATGGCCAAAATTTGTTCTTAAAGCAGACCAAAACATTACATCAGTCACATATAGAATTTATGGTTACAAGTAGAGGATGAATGATGGCAATTAGTAATTTTACAATTAATGAAGAAACAAAAGAAGTTACTTTTACATATGAAGGTAGTGAATATACTCTGGGATGTCAAGTAGATAATGGAATAGAATCGCCATTAACTGAGACTCAGGCAGAAGAAAGAATTATAAAGAGACTTAATAGACCAACTCCTTTAACGGAATCAGAAATTAATCTATTAAATTTGCGTAAAGCTCGCAACGCTAAACTCGCAGAAACAGATTGGACACAGAGTAGAGATGTTACTCTAACAAATGATGCTGCATGGACAACATATCGTCAGGCACTTAGAGATATAACAGACACATATTCTTCATTGGATACTGTAGTATGGCCTACGAAACCCGAATAAATATAGTGAATAGAGGAAAGTAAATAATGCCATTCATAGGACAACAACCAT